TAACAATACCTCAGGTTCACATGATTTAAAAATTTCAGCTACTGGTCACGATGCAAATGGAGTAGTAATTGCACAAGGAGCAAAGACTACCGTATTTTGTGACGGTGCTTCAAACTTTAATGTAGAAATAGTTTCATCCACTGATGCAGGAGCTTTAGGATCTGGAACTTTACCAGATGCAAGATTTCCTGCTACTTTACCAGCTGCTTCTGGTGCAAATCTAACAACTTTAAATGCAAGTGAATTAGATTCAGGAACAATTCCAGATGCACGATTTCCAGCAACTCTTCCTGCCTTAAATGGTTCTGCACTTACAGATTTAAATGCAACTGCTCTTGCAAGTGGTACAGTTGCAAACGATAGATTAGATACCGTTCCAACTACAAAGGGTGGAACAGGTTTAACATCAGTTGGTACATCAGGACAGGTTTTAACTGTGACAGCACCAGGAGCTTTAGCTTTTCAAGACGCTGCTGGTGGTGGTATAGGCAGTTCAACAACTACAACTTTTAATTCACCAGGCACATTTACTGCAGCTGCAGGCACTCAACTTGTATCAATAGAAGTTATTGGCGGCGGCGGCGGAGGTGGCGGTGCTAAAAATGGAAGTGGTGGTACTGCCGGTCAGTCTTCAACTTTTGGTAGCTTCGCAACTGCAAATGGCGGTAACGGTGGTAGCATGGGCGGAGGCGGAGGCGGAAGTGGCGGAACGGCCACAGGAAACGTCCCCGGATCATACTCAAAGGGAGGAAGTGGCACAAGTGGTAGAAACTCTCCAGGGCAAGCTCCTACACCTGGCGGTGGTGCTGGTGGAACTGCGAGTGGCAGCTCTCTTAGTGCAGGTAATGGTGGCACTGGTGGTAGAGGAAATTTATTTAACATAGCGTCTGGCGGCGGAGGAGGCGGAGCTGGTGTAGCTTTTCAAATTTTAGGTGGTCCTCAATATGCTCCAGCAGGTCAACCAATCACAGTAGGATCAGGCGGTCCTGGTGGTGGAGGTATGTCTCAAGCAAATTCTGGTAGCGCTGGTCAAGCAGGTAAAGTTACAGTAGTGGAGTATATTTCTTAATGGCAAAATTTGTTTTAGTTAACGATAATAGTCGTGTTCAATATGTAAAAGACTCTAGACCAACAATTGCTGGAGGAGAGGATTATATTGAAGTTTCAAACGATTCCGTAGCAGAGCATTGGTATTATGATGCTGAAACAGGACAGGTTCATGAGTATCAACCCTATCACGTAGATTATGTAAGAGTGCTTAGAAACGCTAAATTATCTGATTGTGATTGGATGGTTCTTGAGGACAGTCCCTATAAAGCTACAGGTCAAGAATCTAATCTTGCTAAAATTAAAACCTATAGACAAGAATTAAGAGACTTTCCTAATGATAGCACTTCATATAACGAAAATAATATTACCTGGCCTACATTGACTTTAGAATAAAAATCACTAACATCATCCTAAATAGTTAGAAATGATTGTTAGTCCGTATTCCGTAATATCAGAAAAACTTTTACCTGATCATGTTTGTCAAGACATAATTGATGTAGCCTTTCAACAAAAAGAAGAAGACGCTACTGTTCAAGCAGGGCCAACAGATGGCATAAGAGACTCAAGAGTAGTTTGGTTAAGAGACACTTGGATATACGACTGGGTTGCTCCTGCAATGAGTCAGCTTAATTCTCAATTAGAATGGAACTTTAATTTAACTGAACCAGAGCCAATTCAATTTACAATTTATAAAAAAGGACATTTTTACGGATGGCATCAAGATACTTTTGAGCCTGAATTAAATAAATCAATGTCACATCAAAGAAAAATTTCTGCTGTAATACCGCTTGTAGATTCAGATAGTTACGAAGGTGGAGACTTGCAGTTTTATAACTCTGCTATTCATCCTAATAAGAAACAAGAAGACAAAATAGAATTTTTTGAACAATCAAGAATAAAAGGTAGTATGATTGTTTTTCCTAGTTATGTTTATCATCAAGTAACGCCTATATTAAGTGGGCAACGTCTATCAATAGTCATATGGTATCAAGGAGAAAAATGGCAGTAGAAGAAAATATATTTGAAAAAAATAATTATGTTGTAATTAAAGAAGCAATACCAATAGAGTTAGCAGATTTTGTAAAAGACTATTTTTTAATGAAAAGAAAAGTAACAGATACATTAAGATACACAAAAATTATATCTCCATATGTAGAATATATGGGTATGTGGGGCGATGGACAAATACCAAATACATACGCTCATTATGCAGATATCGCTATGGAAACTTTATTAAAAAAGTTAAGACCAACAATGGAAAAAGTAACAGGTAGAAAACTTTATGAAAACTATTCTTTTGCTAGAATTTACAAATACGGAGATACTCTCTTCAGACATAAGGATAGATTCTCTTGTGAAATTTCTACTACACTTAACCTAGGTGGAGATCCTTGGCCAATTTATCTTGATCCCACTGGAGGCAAAGGTAACGAGGGTGTTGAGGTAAATTTAAGACCAGGCGACATGCTTGCTTATAAGGGAAATATTTTGGAACATTGGAGATACGCATTTACAGGGACTGACTGTGTGCAAGTTTTTTTACATTATAATGATGTGAATACTCCAGGTGCAGAGGAAAATAAATATGACACAAGACCCTTCATCGGACTTCCTTCATGTTTGAGAAAAAAATAATTTTTAAATCTAGATATAAAAATTTGTTGTTACATCCAGTTCCAATAAAAAAACTTGTGCCTGATTGGTACAAAAAATTATCAAACTTTACAGACAAAGTTAAACTTCAAAAGACAGCTAAAAAATGTATGCCTTTGCTTGACTCTTTTACTTCAGGGTATGCCATATTAAACCCACTTGATATTATTTTTTGGACTGAAATACAGGACGATAAGTTAGCTATAAATTGGAGAATACCTGATGAACTTAATTTAGACAGCTATCCATATATTAATATTGGAATTGAAACTCACGAAACATATCAAATTAACGATGGTTTTGTAAGAGAAGATGAGTTTACTGTACCTTTTAAATATCTAAACCCATGGATAATTGAGACTCCGAGAGATTATAGTTGTTTATTTGTTAACCCTTTCAATTCTTCAAAGGAAAGATCTATTAGAACCTTAGATGCAATAGTCGAAACTGATAGTTATGGCCACAATGAAATAAACTTTCCGTTTTTTTTAAAAAAATTTAAAGATGATGAAACCTTTTTATTAAAAAAAGGAGAACCAATTGTTTTAGTATTTCCTTTTAGAAGAGAAAATTGGAAGATGCAGGTGACAAATTTTGACACGCAAGAAAAATTAGATAAAAATTTTGGATTGTTTAATAATATAGTAGACAATTATAAACGAAAAATATGGAGGAGAAAAAGTTATGATTAGTAATTATCTTATAAGATGGAAATTAAAAGAATTTAAACAAGATGAAAAACTCTTAAGACTTTTTGTTTTTAAGAATATAGCTAATTGTTTAAAACATGATTTTGATTTTAAAATTGAAGATACACATGACTATGAGGATTGCTCATCAATTTATAAATTTACTAATAAGACAGACTTTATGTTGTTTCCTAATGACAGAACATTTAATTTTTTTTATACTCATGATATTAAAGATTTAAAGTTGCATGTAATTTATTCAAACAAAACATACTTTTTTAAACTAGAGGAAAAGTATTTGCACTGCATACCTTACTGGATGCCCTTCATGTATGAATCAAAAAATAAAGACCATCAACAAAAAATTGTAACCGCTAAAATATTAACGACAGATAGACCGTTTTTTAAGAGTAAGGAGATTTATTGGTAAAATGCAATACAAAATATTAGACAACGCTTTAAAACAAGAGGATTTTAAAAATTTACAAAAAACTATGTTCTCACCTCATACTGCCTGGTTCTATAACCATGCTACTGTTAATGATGATGTTACTGACGGAACATATTTTTTTACTCATTACATGTATGGTCCTGATCATAGAGTATGCTCAGATTTATTTGATCAAGTATTTAACTTATTAAACCCTTTATTAGATATTAGAGCAATGTTTTGGATGAGAGGTAATCTAACTTTAAAGTCAGAGAGTCCCTTATATGTTCAATGGCATAAAGATACTGATGCCTATAAGTTGTTTGATGATACTGAGGCAAACTTTAAAACTGCTATCTTATATATGAATACAAATAATGGTCCAACCATACTAGGAAAAGAAGAAAAATATGAGGTGGAGGCAATTGAAAATAGACTTTTAGTTTTTGACGCTAGCACAATGCATTGTAACAGATATGCGTCTGACACAAAAGCTAGGATTATAATAAATATAAATTATGTTTAAAACAATGATTGTAGAAAATTTTTTAAATGATAAAGAATTACTAAATTATTTTTTTCATAATATACAAAACGGTGGCATGAAACTTAGTTTTACTAATTATGGTGCCGATAAAAACCACGTAGATAGTTTTACCTCTAATGAAAACGACACTGATTTTTTTATACCTTGTATTTATGATTTATATAAAAAAATTACCTTAATACATGAACAAAACTTTAAACACACAAACTCACGAATTTATAGATGGCATTTGAATGTGCACCCTTCTGGTTATGATGGAGACATTCATACAGACTCCTCTGTAGATGGGTTACCAACATACCTATATTTTGCTACACCTAACTGGGAACCTAGGTTTGGAGGAGAGTTTATTATATATAACCATAATAACTTAGCTGAAGAGGCAGTTTCTTTTGTAGAAGATAGGTTAGTCATTTTCAATGGTCATAGACCACATAGGGGTTTAGGACCAACTCGCTTAAGCACTTTACTTAGGGTGTCGATTGCTTTTCAAACACAATTAATTAGAGAGGATAACAAATGATTAAACCAGAAGAATTAAAAGAAAAAGATTTTAAAATATACTTGGGGATGCCAATGTACGGAGGTATGTTATGTGAGGCCACATGTCATGGTTTACTTGAAATCCAACAATGGAGTATGGCTAAAGGGGTTGGCTTACGTTTTCAATCAATGGGTAATGAAAGTTTAATAACCAGAGCTAGAAATACAATAGTCTCAATGATGATGGATGATAAAGATTATATAGCAACTCATCTTTTATTTATTGATGCAGATATAGGTTTCTCTTGGAGAAACATAGAACGATTATTATGTGCTGACAAAGATGTAGCTTGTGGAATATACCCAAGAAAACATTTACATTTTGAAAAAATATCAAAGTGGGTTACTGAGAACCCTGAAATATCCTCTGATGAATTAGAGGCAAAAATTCTAGGCTATAACCTTAATTTTGATGACCCTATGAATTTAAAAGGTGAAAGTGGTTTTTTTAGAGTAAATGAAGCTGCAACAGGTATGATGTTGGTTAAAAGAGAAGTATTTAGAACTATGTTCAAAAAATTTCCTGAAAGAAAATATGAATCTGATCAAATAGTTAATGGTGAATATTTTAAATCTGATAATTGCTATGATTTGTTTGCAGTTGGTCCTTATGAGACACAGCATGTGGATGGCAGACCAATGATAAGATATTTATCAGAGGACTATTATTTTTCAAGATTATGGCAAGAATGTGGTGGTGAGATATGGGCTGACTTAGCCATGCCATTAACACACTTTGGCAATAGAGCTTACAAAGGGCACGTTGGGACTCTTGTGGCTGAAAAAAAATGAAAATAAGTGTAATACAAAGCAACTGTTCATCAATTAACAGTATATATATATTTGAAAATTTTTTAGAAGACCTACAATATTTAGAAGTTTTAAAAAATAAAATAGCTCAAAAAACAAATAAATCTAACGAATTAGATTACAAAACAAACGTCAAAGGCAAAATGACTGACTGGACAGAGTTGTTGAAAGATGAAGATTTTAAAAAAATTCACATATCTATTGCAGAAAATCTTTACAATGTAATTAATCTAAGAAACCCTTGTGCTAACCAGAAGATAAAAATAGGTTATGAAGATTCTTGGGGTATGAAACATGATGAGGGCGATCATACAGTAGATCACATACATAATTTTTGTAATTTTTCAGGATCTTTTTATTTTGAAGTGCCAACTGCAACTTTGATGTGGTTTGAAGATTATCAACAGGACTTAGAATTAAAAAACAATATGTTAGTTTTGTTTCCAGCTCTATGTAAGCACAGAGTGTCAATGCATAAGGGAAAAAAGCCAAGATATTCTATGGCTTTTAACATGAAGTTAGAAGTGGTAGACTAGGATATTTTTTATAGTATATTACTCTCATGCCTTTAGTAAATTTTAGACCAGCACCAGGAATTAATAAAGAAGTTACCGATTACACAGGTCAGGGTAAGTGGACTGACGGTGATATGGTGCGTTTTTTTCAAGGATCTGCACAAAAAATTAAGGGTTGGGAGAAATTTATTAGCACTACCTTAGTAGGGGTGGCTAGAGATCAACATGCTTTTGTTGATTTAGATGGCATACGTTTTAATGCTATTGGAACAGATAGAAAGTTATATATTATTACTGAGGGACTTGCGTATGACATTACACCTATTAGAGAAACTCAAGCCTTAACTAATCCTTTTACAACTAATGCAACTACATCAGTGGTCGTAACTGATACATCACATGGTGCTGTTAAAGGAGATTTTGTAACCTTTGATTCATTTTCAGCTATTGATGGACTTGATATGAACAAAGAGTTTGAAATTACCTCAGTGGCTAATGCAGACGCTTACGTAGTTACTCATACAAGTGCAGCCTCTGGCTCAACTGCAAGTGGTGGTGGATCAGGCAACGCTAAATATCAAATATCAATAGGACCAGAATTATCAACCTCCGCATTTGGTTGGGGCACGGATGGTTGGAGTGATGGAACTTGGGGTACACCTTCTACTGTTTCTAATGTGACATTAGAGGCTAGACAGTGGTCACTAGATAATTTTGGTGAAAATTTAATTGCTACAGTTTTAAACGGCGGAGCTTTTGAATGGAAGCCCTCTTTAGGTGTATCAACAAGAGCAACAGCCATTACTAATGCTCCAACTAAATCTAGATTAGGTTTAGTTTCTACGCCTGACAGACACTTAGTGTTTATGGGTACGCAAAAAACAATTGGTGGGACAAATCCACAAGATGATTTACTTATAAGATTTTCAAATCAAGAAGATATTAATACATATCAACCAACAGCAGAAAACACAGCTGGTTCATTACGAATAGCTGATGGATCACGAATCGTGGCCGCTGAAAGATCCAGAGGTCAAATACTTATTTGGACGGACACCTCTTTACATGCTATGCAATTTGTAGGACCACCTTTTACTTTTGGTTTAAGACAATTAGGTCAAAACTGCGGTGCAATAGGCAGTCATGCTGCTGTTGATATCAATGGTATAAGTTATTGGATGTCACAAGATTCTTTCTTTTTATTTGATGGATCAGTTAAAAAATTACCATGCACTGTAGAACAATTTATATTTAATAATATTAATATTACAGGTTCAGAAAATGCTTTTGCGGGACACAATGGTGAGTTTAACGAGATAATGTGGTTTTATCCTAGAACAGGATCTGACCAAATAAATGCGATTGTTGCTTATAATTACTTAGAGCAAACTTGGTGGACAGGAACTTTAGCTAGAACCACATGGATAGATAGAGAAGTTTTTGATAATCCTGTAGCTTCAGAATATTTCGAAAATACCACTGCTAACAATGAAGTTATTTTAGGTTTGACAGACGGGGCGACACAAATGTTTTTACATGAAACAGGTAACAATGGCGATGGTCAAGCTATAACAGCTTTTGTTAAATCAGGAGTTGTGCAGATAGGAGAGGGTAACGATTTTGCTTTTGTTTCAAAATTAATACCTGACATAGAAGATCAAGAGGGCACATTAAATGCAAAGCTTGAATTTAAAAACTATCCTAATAATAGCACTAGCGTAACAAAGACTGTTACGTTTCAAGATAATACAGACTTTGTTAGTCTTCGTGGAAGAGGCAGAGAGTTTACAGTTAATGTAGTATCAAACACAACAGGAACAGCATGGAGATTGGGGACACAGCGTTTTGACATTCAACCAGATGGAAGAAGATAATTTTACAATAATTAGTGATCAATTAAAATATAAAGATAATTACTTAGAAAAAGATTTAATAGAAAGTATACACAATAAACTTACAGATCCATATTGTCCCTGGATATTACATTATACCAGACCGGAAGATGACACCTCATTTTGGCATTGCCCTTTAGACGACTCTAGCTCTTTTAAAACTGAGGTAGATTATCTAAAAACAAAAATAAAAAAACCCATAATAAGAATTTACGCTAACGGACAAACTTATACACAGCACGGTGATTTTCACCCTGACGATGGACAAGAAACAATTTTAGTGGGGATTAATAAAGAGTTTGACTCCTCTCATGGAGGGGGCACTGAGTTTTTAATTAAAGATAATACTTCATATGTAATTTATCCTACGTTTAATAGAGGTATTGTTTTTAATTCTAAAATATTACACAGGGCTTTACCCACAATGACAAAAATATTTAGGATTACTTTAGCGATAAAAACAGGGTATGATGAGTAATGTTTTTATTATGGCACACACTTTTGATAGTTAGTTTTATAGGAGTGTCTTTTATTCTTGGATTTTTGATGGGAAAAAAATATGGCAAAATTAACCTTAACTAGATTCCCTGATCCAAGAGATGATTATGATAGAGGACAACAAGCTGAACTTATTAGACAATTAGAGGATTTGATATTACAACTTAATAGTTCTTACACACAAGATACTCAAGAGGAGTCAACACGTAGGAGTTGGTTTTTTAGTAATGGCTGATGTATTTAAAAGATTTATTACAAACGTGACAACGACAGATTTGACGACTGTTTTTACTGTGCCAACCGCTAATGTTGCATCTACTCCACCAGTTCCTGTGTCAACATTTATTGTAAAAACTATCAACGTTCACAACTATGACGGATCTTCAGCAGTGACTGTAAACATTGATCATAATGATGGTAGTTCAGATTTTCAAATATTTCAGGTAGATGTTGCTGCAAGCAACACAAACACTATAAGCACAAGCATGGTATATGAGGAGGGAGATGTAATGAAAGTGCAAGCAAATGCAGCTTCAAGAGCTATGGTAGAAGTATCTTTACTAGAGGTAAAACAACAACTGTAATGTATTTATTTGCAACAGTGCCGCCTGAAGTATCATCTAAATTAGACGAAATAGTAAAACAAAAACATACAATCAAAGCCAATCATGATTTAGCAGGTAATATAAAAAATGAATTTATGATACCTGATGCTAAACCTATCATATGGCCACTTCTTGATGTTTTAATAAGACAATGGAAAGAAAAATTTCCTGCCGAGTTTGCTAGATTAGGTAGTATGAGTAATCAACAAGAGTTTAGAATGATGCTCTTTAATACTTGGGTAAACTTTCAAAAAAAACATGAGTTTAACCCAATACACACTCATGATGGTATATTTAGTTTTGTCATCTGGCATAAAGTTCCTTTTAAAAAAGAAGATGAATACGCCAGATTTCCTAACATGAAAGAAGATCAAATCAAAGCAGGTCATTTTGCTTTCATTGTATCAGGTCAATTAGGCAATATAATTCAACACGATATGTGCGTAGACAAAACTTGGGAGGGTAAAATGGCTTTTTTCCCTGCTAATCTTAACCACATTGTTTACCCTTTTTATACATCTGATGAATATCGCATATCCATATCAGGTAACATTGGTTTTCAATTATAACTATTGATTTCATAGCTTTTCGCCTATAAAACTATACTATGGCAAAAATTGTAGATGAACCAAAGCTTCTACGTTATGACATAATAGACGGAAAACAAGTGCCCGTTTATAGTGCAAAGGTAGAAACCACAGTTACAAATACTAAAACAGGACATGAATACAGCTCTCATGAAGAAGTAGATGCTGACATCGCCAACCCTGCAACAGAGACTAAAGAAGAAGATATACGTAGAGATGTGCATGTAATTGCACCAAATTTATTTAGTGGAGCAGCAACAGGGGATGAATAATGTTCAAAAATATATTCAAAGCAGCTAAAAATTTAGTAAA